ACACAGGAGCAGCGTGAACAGATAACTAAGCGAGTCGTTGAGCTAATCGCACAGGGCTACGTAACCAGAGGTGGCAAGAACAAAGGTAACGCACTCGACAAAGCTTGCAATGAGCTAGACGTTAGCCCTATTCACTGGGCACTGTTTAACGGCTGGTTGCGTGGCAAGTGCAAGCGGTATCGAGACGACTATAAGCAAGCGTTGGAGCAGAGAAAGCAGCTTAATAAGCTTGGAAACAAGAAAGGTGGAAAATAATTCTTTACTTAATAATGCAATGTGTGGTATTATTACCGCAGGAGTAGAATTTTTATGAAAATAGTTAACAAACCACTGGCTGAGATAACGCCTTACGCTAACAACCCACGTGAGAACACAGCAGAAGCGGTTGAATACGTGGTAAACTCAATCAGACGCTTTGGTATTCAACAGCCGATAGTGCTTGATAAAGACGGCGTTATAATCGTTGGACATACTCGATACCTGGCGGCAAAAGAAATTGGTTTGTCTGAGTTTCCTTGCGTGACAGCAGAGAACTTGTCAGAGCAGGAATGCAGAGAATACCGAATTGCCGATAACTCGACAAATCAGCAGCAATGGGCGTTAGATAAGCTCACGGCAGAGCTTGAAGCAATGCCAGAAGTTGAGTTTAAAGACTTCGGTTTAGACATAGAAGCAATGCTGTTAGACGCTCAAGGGCTGATAGATGATGACTCGGAAGAGGCAGAGGATGGCAGGGCGCAGCACGACAAAGTTACAGTTAAGATATTAGATGCTGATAAAGCAGCAGTAAAGCAGGCGGTGGAAGCTGCTTGCGCTAAGTTTGGCGACGGGGTAGAAATTAAGTAAAAGGCAAGGTGAATGATATGACTGGAAAGCCTAAGAAGTCTGGAAAGACAACGAAGAAATCACCAAAAAAAGAGACTGGCGCACCGACAAGGTATAACGACAATTTTCCGCTGTTGGCAGAGGGCTATGCTAGGCGAGGATATAGTGATGCTCAAATAGCTAAGGCGTTGGAAATATCGCTACAGACTTATTATACATATCAAAAGAAATACACTGTCTTTCTTGATGCTATAAAAAGAGGAAAAGAGCCTATAGACAACAAAGTAGAGAACGCCTTGCTTCAAAGGGCGCTTGGCTACTCATACGAAGAGGTTCACGAAGAGGTCAGCAAAAACAGAAAAGGGCAATCTTTCGCAAAGCGAAAAACAGTCTCAAAGCATGTTGCCCCAGACGTAGGTGCTCAAATATTTTGGTTAAAAAACAGACGTCCTAAGTTGTGGAAAGACAAGCGAGAAGTGTCGGCAGCGATCACCAGCGACGACATAAAAGAAAAGCGAATTACAGACGTTACTGCGGCAGAATGGGCAGACATACAAAGAAAACTCCGCGACGAAATGAAACAGGCATTGCTTGGCATGGACAAGGCTGCGGATATAAGCGATAACGAAAAAGGCTTGACCGATGATAAAACGGACAAAAAGTGAGCCGGTAGTAGCGACTGATAATATAACGCTGCCGGACAGATGGACACCCTTAAAGCCGCATGATAAACAGCGTGCGGTATTGTCGTCAAAGAAACGTTTTAAGGTAGTTCCAGCGGGTCGCAGAGCCGGAAAGTCAGAAATCGCAAAGCGGAACATGGCGCTAGAGGTAGTATTTCCGCAATCAAGTTTTTCGACACCTCGTTATTTTATGGCCGCACCTGTTCGCCATCAGTGCAAGCAGATTTTTTGGAACGACATGCAGGCGCTTATTCCCGACTACATGATAGTCGACAAGTCTACTTCTGATTTAATTTTATTTCTAGCCAACGGTGCAGAGCTGCACTTCTTGGGGCTAGATAGCCCGGAAAGAATAGAGGGTCAGCCGTGGGATGGCGGCGTGGTCGATGAGATAGCTAATGTCAAAGCTCACGCGTGGGGCGCACATATTAGACCCGCTCTAGCAGATAGACAGGGTTGGTGCTGGCTTATTGGCGTGCCCGAAGGCAGAAACCATTACTATAAAATGTTCAACAAAGCGTTGCCTCAAACAGAAAAGTTTGGTTTTGATCACAATGGCGTTCCTTATGAGTGGGGAGCTTGGACTTGGAAAAGCTCAGATATATTGCCCGCCTCTGAGATTGCAGCAGCAAGAGACGATCTTGACGATTTAACTTTTAAGCAAGAATATGAAGCAGAGTTTTCAGACTTTGCAGGTAGAGCTTATTACGCATTTACCCCAGACAACTATAAACATGAGCTAACCTATAACACAGGCAGAGAGCTTATATTTTGTTTTGATTTTAACGTGTCACCAGGTGTCGCGGCGGTTTGCCAAGAACAAATAATGCCATATCAGATGCAATGGGTTGACAATGGCGGCGGCGTTCTGGAGAAAGAGCCTGTTTATGGCACCGGCGTTATTGGTGAAGTTTGGATACCTAGAAATAGCAATACCCTATCAGTCTGTAAAAAACTATATAAAGACTGGAAGCACCATCAGGGCTTCATAAAAGTTTACGGTGATGCGACGGGAGGCAGCAAGGGTTCTGCAAAGTTGAGCGGCTCCGATTGGGAAATAATAAAAAATTTTTTTGCTACAACCGACTTTTGTGATAGAATACAGTATAACGTTGGCAGATCAAACCCATCTGAGCGGTCAAGAGTAAATGCTGTTAATAGCCGCTGCTGTTCAGCATCAGGTATAAAACGATTGATGGTTGAGCAAGCGAAAGCGCCGCACGTTGTAGAAGACTTTGAAGGCGTTATATTGCTGGAAGGCGGTTCAGGTGAGATAGATAAGAAGCATGACGACGAAAGGACTCATATCCTCGACGCTTTAGGATACTACATTGCAGAAGAGTTCCCAGTTGACGGCGACTCAGTAACATCGGAGGAATTTTAACATAATGTATGAGAACGGCTTACCACCAACGGTAACATCAACAAAAAGCCCGCAGTATAAGCGGCAAGAACCCGAATGGAAAATGATTAACGCCTTGCTAGGTGGCACCGGCTCAATACGTGCTTTCGGCGAGGCTTATTTGCCTAAGCATAAGAACGAAACGCAGAAGCAATACGAAACTAGGCTGTATAAAGCCGTGCTTGCACCGTTCTTCAAGCGAACAACTAATTTTGCTACGGGCAAAGCTTTCTACAAGCCCATGAAAGTTGAGCCACGAGAAGGTATTACCATGACGCCTGAGTTTGAGGCGGTGCTTGCTGACGCTGACAGAAAGAATAACAGCATTAACACGTTCGCAAACAAAGCATTTAAGCAATGCTGGTCGAAGGGGTTAGGTTATATCTATGTTGAGGCTCCTGCTTATGACCCGGCGTTAGTTCGCAATGAGCAGCAGCGTAAACAGCTCGATATAAGGCCATATTTGCTATTTGTTACGCCTGAAAAGCTACTTGACGTGGCTGTGAACACAAAGGGCGAAATCATTTATGCCAAGATACTCGAATACTATACAGGCTTTGACGATGCCCTGAAAACTACCGTCGAGAAGGCACGCATAAGGCTTGTTACCCCTGAGTGGATAGGTATTTACGATCAGGTTGCGTCTAAGTCGCAGGTTACCAGCTTAACGATTGACGACATAGGCACTTATAGACTTGCAGAAGACCCGATACCTAACCGAATTGGCAAGGTTCCGCTTGTGCCTGTTTACACCGGCGAATTGCAGACCGACTTTGAATGCACCTCTAACCTTATTGACTTGGCTTATACTAACGTGCAATACTATCAGGACGAAAGCACGCACGAGACGGCTATCAGTGCCGCTGAGTTTCCCGTATTGTGCTTAACTGGTGGCAAAGGTGAGGAAATTACAATAGGGCCATTCAGGCTTATTACAATCAAAGACCCTAACGGTAAATTGCACTACGTTGAGCATTCAGGCGCAGCACTTGAGGCAGGGCGAAAGAACCTTGAGGAATTACGCATCAAGGCTGCTTACTGTGGTTTAAAAACACTCATGAGCGACAACGCTGGAAGTAGAACGCAATCGACTGCTACCGAGGCCAAATTTGACAACATAGATACTAATTCAGATTTGAAAGTAGCTGGCGACAACTTCGCCGATGCAATGAGTATGGCTTTATGG